TGCAGAGAATGATTCTGCTATAAAGTGGTTAGAAGCACTTGGTTTTGTTTTTATAAAGTATCACGCAAAGTATGGACAACATGAAAAACCATTCTATGAATTTCTGAGGATTGCCTAAATGTGTTCAATTCCAGCAGCTATTAGTGGAGGTTTATCTGCATTTCAAGGTCTTGCCATGCAAGGTGCTGCAAAAGATAAAGCCAAACAAACTTATCAACAAGAAGTAGAAGGTACACAATCTGCTGAAGATAACAAAAGAAATAAACAATTAGCTTTATCTGAAGGTAAACAAGAAAAAACTGTAGCTGCTAGACAAGATCAATTTGCTAAAAGAATTGATACTTTAAGAGCTACTTCTGCTTTATTAGCATCAGGACAGGTTGGCAATACCACAAATTTATTAGTAATGGACGAAATAAGACAAGGTGCAAACGTCAATGAAAAGGTAAGACAAAGCATTGAATCTATGGACAGACAATATTTGTTTGATATAAAATCAACTGAAGCAGAAAAACAAGGTATTGTGAATAGATTAAGAAGTAATACTATTAATGCTTATAATGCAATACCTTCAACAGCTTCAATTCTTTTAGGTGCTGTTTCAAGTTCTTTTAATACTGAACTTGGTCGAGGAGAAGCAGGAGCTTTTGGTTAATTATGTCATCAAGTTTTCAAAGCACATCAGGCGAAAGTTTTAGAACACCAGTTAATACTTTTGTGCAACCTGTTACTGCTACACGAAAAAGTAGTATGGCAGATGTAGCAGAAATTTTATCAGTTGTTAATCCAGTATTAACAAAATATGTAGTAAAAAAAGACGATCAAAGAAATGAAAGAAAATTGGTAGAAGGTCAAGAATTTATATTGCAAGCAGATGATGAAGAATTAAAAAATGCAATGAAAACAATAAATGAAAGAGAAGGTAGTAGAGCTAAAAAAGATTTTTTAGGTAATAATAAATTTTTTCAGATAGGTGCAGAAAGGCAAATAGCAATTAACTTAGGTAATGCTGCGGAATTAAACACAGAAAAGTTTTTTAAAAATCATATAGTTGAAGTGCCAAATAAATCTGGTGGTGTTAATTATGTACCTTTATCAGAATTTGATGTAAACTCTGCTGTTTTTGATAAAGCACTAGCAGATTTTAATAGAACTTCATTAATAAATACAAAGGGAATAAGACCATCAATTTTAAATAAATTTTTCTTACCAAAACAAAATGCAGCTTTAGCAAAAGTCTTTGATAGACAAGTTAGCAAATCAGCAGATAAAAATATTGCTAAATATGCAAGCATACTTTCATCAACTTCTTTACAAAATTTTCGTAATATAAAAAAATACGATAAAAATATAGAATTAAATATTATTGATAATGATGGATTTATAACTGGTTATGATCATGCTGTAAATTTAACGCAAGAAGATATAAATTATGCTGTTAAATTAGGTTTATCAGGAGTTGTTTCGCCTACAGCTTTAGTAGAAACAATTAAAAACAATGCTTACACAATATTGAATGAGTTTGAAGAAGGTAATATATCTTGGGTTGAAGCACAAGAAGAGTTAGATGATTATATAGATTTTATGAGTGATCTCAAGGTAGGACCAAAAGGTAGAACTAAAGAAGGAGTAGAGGTACAAAAAACATTAGGAGAATTTTTAGAAAAAGATGATTCAATTTTAAATTTAAAAAAAGATATATACAAACAAATTAATGATTTAAATAAAGAAGAATCAGATCTCATTGAAGCAGATAAAAAAAAGGATATACAAGAAACTTTTAAGACTATTAATTATTCAATCTCTCCTTCTGACAAGGATTATTCTAAAGTATTAAAACAAAATGTTGCTACTCTTAAAAATTTAACTAAAAGATATCCAAACCTTAGAAAGTATATTGTTGAAGAATATAATTTAAGAAATGATAATATAGATCTTTGGTGGGATAGATTTACAAGAGACTATAACAATGGCAAATTTGGAGATAGAGATAATGCAATAACAAAAATAAATAGTTTTATGGCTGTGTTAGGTTCAACTGCAAGTAACGAAGACAGGAAAAGATATGACAAAGCCTTAACTTTAATTAACAAAGAAAACCCACAAGGAGTATTTGCTAGTCATCCTCAATTTAAAACAACTCTTACACAAGTAAAAGAAGCTTTAAGAGAAGATAATAATTCTGGATATACAGTCGTTAAGTTTAGCTATATAAATGCTTATAATGATTTGTCAAATAGATATAGAAATAAAATTGATGATTGGGCTGTAAAAGATTATCCAAATGAAAATGCAAAAGAAGAAGCAAAAAATCTAATTCTTAATTTTCTAAAAGAAGAAGGATTAAAAATAGTAAATGGTGAGTATCAATTTGAAGATAAGTTGCTTGAAGAATTTTATAAGAGAGCAAATCAACCAAGGAAAACTTCACAAAAATTAAAAGATCTTAAAGGGTTAGCAGAAGGTGGACCTGTTAAAAAAGATGAGCCTGTAATTGTAGGTGAAGAAGGACCAGAATTAATCGTACCTAAAACTGATGGTTTAGTTATACCTAATGACGTTTTAGAAAATACAACACAAATAGTAAATGACGTTGTTCAATCAATGAATGGTGTTGAAGAAGAGCCAGAACAAATAACTATTGTAGGAAAAGAAGAAACAAATGGTATAAAAAGATTTGAAGCTAACTTCCCAATTTTTTACAAATTAGCAAAAGAAGCAGGTCATAAATTTCCAGAGATAACAGCAGCACAAGTTATGTTAGAAACAAGTAATGGTGCTGATCCTTCTGCTGTAAATAATTTTCTAGGTCTAAAAGCAACAACAAGCGAAACAGAAAGAGGAGAGTCAACTTTACAGAACACTACAGAAAATGAGGGTGATAAAGTTATTTCTATTCAAGATAATTTTAAAAACTTTGAAAGTTTGCCAGATATGATGAGTCAATACAAAACAGAATGGAATGATGACTTTATGGATAGAAAAGGTATTGTTAATGTAAATACTGCTGAAGAAGCAGCTAAGTTGCTACAAGCAAATGTGTATGCAACTGATCCTGATTATGCTACAAAGCTTATGCAAATAATCAAAGACGCAAAACGTAATCCTCCATTATTCTAAAGATGACAAGTTCTACTCCAAACATAGGTTTTGAAGAAGAAAAGCCTACTGAAAATATAGGTCTTGGTCAAGAGTCTTCTACTGAAGATATAGAATTTACTGAAGAACCTATTACTGATATAGGATTTGGTGATGTTACCAATACTGACAGATCAAAAATAAATCAACAAGAAGAACAACCAAGCGTTGAATTTACTAATAATTTTGACAATAAAAAAATATTTAGCAGCAACAAGAGTTGGTTAGATTGGGATACAGAATATGATTTTAGTGATTACACAAATACTTTTTTACAAGATGGTGAAGAACCATTTGATTTATATGCAGAACCAAATGATAAGACAAGAAACATTTTTAATAAAACAATAGACTTTTCAAGTGGAGAAGATACAGTACCAAATCTTGAATCACGTTTAAAGTTTTTAAGTGTTTATGATTTTATAAAAGGTAATCAATTTACTAACTTAGGTTTTAATAACAAACCAATTAAAGGTTTAAGAGATAGAAAGCAGTTTTTTAACTTAATAAAAAAAGAAACAGGATTTACAGGCGAAGATTTTTTAGGAAACAAAATACCTAGAGAAGATGTAGAGAGTGAAGAGTTCCAAAATGGTCTTGCAAATGTGATGAAACATTATGAAGACAAAGGTTTTACTATCAATATGCTTGAAGCTGATGACGAGTCGCAACTAAATAAATTAGCAAAAGGTATGGGTATAGAAATAGGTGTAGGTATGACAGCAGATTATGTTTTTAGTCCGTTGTTATTTGGTAAAGGCAAATGGGCTAAAGCTGTATATGCTCTTGGTCAATGGGCTGTAGGTTATTTTGCAAATGTAGAAGCACAAAAACAAAGAATAAAAGAAGAAGATAGAGTAAATTTTAAACCTAACAACAATGAAGCTTTTGCTGCTGGTTTTACACAAATCATTCCTTTTGGTGTGACAATGAAAGGTTGGAAAGGTGTTGCTGCGTCAGGTGCTTATGGTGGTACTATTGCTACTACTGAAACTTTTTTAAGAGACATACTTGGAGATGATGTAACTTTAGACGAATACTATGCTTCATTTGGACTTGGTACTGCTTTTGGTACAGGTTTAAAAGGTTCTATTGAAGGTTTAGATAAAATATTTACTAAGTATAAAAATTTTAGATACGACAATTTAAACAACATATTTACTTTAAATAAAAAAGATGTACAAGTTGTAGAAAAAGCAGCAGAAAATATAAATAAAGCAACGAAAGTTTTAAAGAATGATATACAAAGTAAAGGAGAAGACTACAACAATATTGGTGAAAAGTTAAAAAACGAAGGGTCTGGTACAAGTAGTCAAACAAATACAAAACCTATAGATGGTTCTGTCAGAACATATATAATGCCTAATCAATTTAAAAATACAAAGCCTAACTATGGAGATGCACCAATAGTTTTTCAATCTGATTTTGATAAGATGTCTTGGTATCTAAGATACAAAAAAACAAAACCACCAAAGTATGCAGATAAAATTTTAGAAAGTTTTATTACTCAAGGTTTTACCGAACAAGAAATAAGACAACATGGAACTAACATACATGAAAAAATAAAACAGATAGTTATTGATAAAACAGGTAACGCAAAAGCAGGTCAAGGTAACACAGTAGGACTAACAATAGAAGTACCTGCTGATGCTAAGTACTCTCAAGAAGTGCAAACAAGTATTACTGGCAAGAAACAAAACTTAGGAGATCTTACAAAAAATCCTCAATCAGTTAAATTTATTAAAGAATTTAAACCAAGACAGCAAGAGTTAGTAGAAGCAATAATTAGACAGTTAAAAGATGAAAATGTTTTTGTAGGTTCTAAGAGTCAAGTACAGACAAGACTTGAAGGTTTAGGTATGTTTAATAAAGGAGTTGTTTCATTAGCTAATACAAGTGCGATAAAAGAATATGCAGAAATGTATGCAAAACTTTATAACTTAGTTCCTAGTGATTCTTTAAACTTTGCAGTTGCACAAGTTATAACACTAGCAACGGAGAACGTAGCTAATAAGAACCAAATAATGATGGATCTTATTAAAACCAAAGATTCTGCAAAGATACAAAAAAGTATTGATGACCTATTTGAATCACTAACAGATGTAGAAGAATGGTTAACACTAGGTCTGCCACTAAGAACACAAGCAGGTAGAACTGTTAAGTCTTTTGGTATGAAGCCAGAGCAAGGTATAGAAGGTAAGACAGTTGAAGAAATTACAGGTATGACACCTGCTGAGAAAGCTGCTGCTACTGCTAAAGTACCTGAGTTACAAATAGATATTGATGATGCAATATCAAGAAATCAATTATTAAAAACTAGACTTACAGAAGCTTTAGAAGAAGCTACAAAAACAGGAGATTATTCAAAGTTAAATCAAGCAGCAGTTACTTTAAAAGCAGCAAGTGGTGATCCTAGAAAACTTGTTGCAATACAAAATCAAGATGCTATATCTACTTCACTTATAAAAGGATTAGACAAAGGTGCAAGAATTTTAAATGAGATTGGTATTAACGCTGTTTTGTCTGGTCCTAATACACAAGCAATAAACTTATATTCTGGTGCAATGATGACATTTATGAAAGCAATGAATAATTTTGCAGGTGCTAGTAGTGTTACCGAATTAAGGGCAGCCCAACAATATATGTCTTATTTATTTTATAACTTAGATTTTGGTGTACAAGCTTGGAAAAGATCATGGGATATGGAAGACAACTTTATAAATGTTGGAAGTATAAAAGGAGATACAGGTCAACGATTTATTATATCTTCGGATTCTAGTTTCTGGCCCTTAAGAGCTTATGACGAATTTGGAAGGGTTATAAGATTACCTAGTAGGTTGATGACAGCAAATGACGCTTTAGTACAAGCACCTAATATTATTGCTGCTACTGCGTTTGAAGCTTTCTATGAAGGTATTGGTAGAAATTTAGAAGGAGAAGATTTAACAAAATATATAAAAGGAACTGTAGATGGTGTTATATCTTATTTATTAAAAGGGCAAGAAGGACAGCTAGGAAGAATAGAAGATGGAGTCCTTCAACCAACTGACGCAGTAATACAAAGAATACTTACAAGAGCAAAAAATGTTGGCAAGACTATTACCTTTACTCAAGACATAAGAACAGATAGTTATTTTGGTCAAGGTGCAAAGTTTATAAATGATGCAGCTATAAACAATCCAGCAGTTAGATTTTATTTTAAATTTACAAGAACTCCAACTAATATGTTTTTAGAAACTGCAAGATACTTGCCAATAGTAAATTTACCAATACAAGTTACATTACCAAATGGAAAGAGAGTAAACATAAATGTAGTAAACCAAGCACTTCTACCTGATATGGTTGCTGACTTGAATAGTCCAGACCCTTATGTACGTCAACAAGCAAATGGTCAAATAAGAATGGGTGCTGCACTTGGCACTTTAATGTTATTTATGACTAATAAACAATTTGAAGATGGAGATGACGAATATAAAAAAGAGTTTTTAACAGGTGGTGGTCCTAATTTTTATACAAAAGAAGGTGCTTCACAATGGATTTCTATGTATAAAAATGGTTGGCGACCTTATAGTAAAGCTGTTTTACAGTATGACGAGAATGGCGATCCTAAATTAAAAAATGGTAAGCCTGTATATATTTATAAGAGTCTTGAATTTATACCTGATCCACTAGCTTCTTTAGTAAGAACTTGGTTAGATTTTGCAGAAATGCAACCTTGGTTATACGAAGGCGAACTTGATGCTCAAGGAGTAGCAGAATATGTAGGAACTTGGTTTGCTTTTGTTGGTCGTAATATGTTTGGTAAAACATACACAAGTCAAATATCAGAGTTATTGAAAATACTTTCAGCAGGTGGACGAATAAGTGAACAAGGTATAGATGAAGGTTTAAAATATCAAGACAAAAAATTTCTAGATTATATTGGTAGGCAAGTATCTGTTAACTTCCCATATTCAAGTTTGTTTAAAAAACTTGCAAGAGTACCTGCTGCTATAAAAGAAACAATGGGATTTTCTGAAGAAGATGCTAAAGCCTTGTTTGAATCAACAGACGACCCTACACAATTAAGAAAATTTATAAAACGTGATTCAAAGACATATTCAGGAGATGGTGCTAATGAAAGCTTGCCATATAGTGACGAAGATTTTAATAAAGCAAATTTTATAATTCAAGCTCTTGAAAATACAGTAGATAAAATGTTTAAAGAAATCGTACCTTTAAATGCAGGGGGTAAATTACCTTCACAAGTAGAACATATAACTAATAATGTTGTAACTTATCCACGAAAAGAAGGAGGTCTTTTGCAATTTATATACAATAGACCTATAGGAGAAAGTCAAAACTTTTTAGTTCTTGATGTACAGGCTGAAATAGGTAAAATGCTACCTCCACCCCCAGATGTTATAAGAGGATCAGTTTTACCTAATTTAAAATCAGCAGATTTTATACCAAAAAAATTAGATAGAAATGAATATAATACTTTGAAAAAAATTACAAACCTTGTAGAACTAAAATATAAAGGTAAAACTATGAATATAAAAGAAGCTATTAATGCAGAAATAGATGATCCATATATACAATCACGAAGAAGTATTATTAAAAATTTTGGATTACAAAGCGAAGAAGGGCAAAGAGCATCAGAAGAAATATTCCAATCATTATCAAAAATAAATACCAAATTTATAAAAGCAGGTATGATAGAGTATATGCAAACTGAAATGACAGAAACAGACATAGAAAAAAGAATAAATGCAGTAGAAAACAAAAATATTAGATACAATGATATATTGCTAGAAGAGTTTGAAAAACTTAATCTAGGTACATTTAGTAACAGTTCCTTTTAATCATGGCTACCAACACAGCAACATCATTTACTAACCATACTGCCCCTTCTTCTGGTGCTACTGCTGGACCTTATGCTATTAGTTTTGATTATCTAGAACAGTCTGACGTAGATGTCACTGTCAATGGAACATTACAAGCTTTAGGTGTTAAATATACTTTCACTAGCGGTACTCAAATAACATTTACTTCTGGTAATGAACCTGCAAACGGAGCAGCTATTGTTATTAAAAGAGATACTAATATTAGTGCTAAGAAAGTAGACTTTCAAGATGGTTCTGTTCTTACTGAAACAGATTTAGATACTAATACCGAACAACTCTTATTTGGTCTTCAAGAATTTACTGACAAGATAAATGCCATAGAAGATAGTGCTACTTCAGATCAGACAAACGCAGAGATCAGAGCAGCAGTAGAAGCTGCAACTGATAGTAATGTTTTTACTGACGCAGATCATTCTAAGTTAAATGGACTAACATCTTCTATTGATGCAGTACTAAACAGTGACCTTGATGGTAAAGGTGAACTGTTGGTTGGAGATGGCTCTGGCGACCCTTCAGCTTTACCTGTTGGTACAAATGGTTATATATTAAAAGCTAATAGCAGCACTGCAACAGGTCTAGAATGGGTTTCCACTAATACGATTAGTGTTCCACTAACAGGTTTAAACGCATCTAATTTAATCTCAGGCACAATACCTGATGCTAGATTTCCTGCTACTTTACCGGCTATAAGTGCAGCTAATTTAACTTCTATACCTGCTGCTAATATTACTGGTACATTACCAGCTATAAGTGGTGCTAATTTAACTGGAATTACTTCTACCACAGCAGCGACCCTTGCTACTCCTCGTACTATTGCTGGTGTTAGTTTTGACGGTTCAGCAAATATATCTCTTAATAATAATGCTATTACTAATGGTGCTGGATATATTGACGGTTCAGCTTTAAACGCAGCTAATTTAAGTTCTGGAACAATACCAGATGCTAGATTCCCTGCAACACTACCAGCAGCTTCGGCAGCAAACTTAACTGCAATACCATCAGCAAATTTAACTGGTGCTTTACCTGCTCTTGATGGTTCAGCTTTAACTGGTATTTCTGGCGGTGTAACTGTACAAGAAGAAGGCAGTTCATTATCTACGGCTGGAACCACTTTAAATTTTGTTGGTAGTGGTGTAACAGCATCTGGTACTGGAGCAACTAAAACAATTACAATTGCTGCTAGTGGTTTAAGTGATGTAGTTAACGACACTACGCCACAGCTAGGTGGTAACTTAGATGTTCAAGGCAGTGAAATTAATACAAGCACAACTGACGGTAATATTGTTCTCAATCCAAACGGCGCAGGTGTTGTAGAAGTTAAAGGTGATGGTACAACTAGTGGTACTGTTGGAACAATAAAACTTAATTGTTCAAATAATAATCATGGTGTAAAAATTGCATCACCACCTCATAGTGCAGCACAAAACTATACGTTGACTTTACCATCCAGTATTGTAAACGGTGGTTTCTTAAAGACAGATTCTAATGGTGGTTTAAGCTTCGCAACACCTACAGATACAAATACAACTTACTCTGCTGGTACTGGCTTAAGTCTTTCTGGGACTACATTTTCAGTTGATACATTAAATCAAAATACAACAGGTTCCGCTGCAACATTAACAACTCCAAGAGCTATTAATGGTGTTAACTTTGATGGTTCAGCAGCTATAACTGTAGCTGATTCAACAAAAATGCCCTTAACTGGGGGTACTTTTTCAGCAGAAGTTATTTTTCAAAAAGAAATAACTGAAACTGTTTTTGCAATAACAGATGCTTCTTCTGTTGCCCTTGATCCTATTAATGGAATGATTCAAACTTGGACATTAGGAGCTAACAGAACTGCAACTGATAGTCTCACTACAGGCCAATCAATGCTTCTTATAGTTACTGCCAGTGGTTCTGCTTATACGATGACTTGGCCTACCATGACTTGGGTAGGAGGTTCTGCTCCTACATTAGGAGGTGCCACACCAACAGCTATTGAATTATTTAAAGTTGGAAGCACATTATATGGTGCAACTGTTGGAGATTTAGGTTAATGCGAGCACATAAACTACGTGCTGCTGCAGGTAATTCTGGTGGCGGTGGAGCAATAGTTACTGGTGCTCTTTTACATTGGGATTTTGGAGATACTAATTGTTGGAATAGAACTAACTCGACAGTCACAGACTTGTCTAGTAATGGACATCACGCTACTATCCAAAACTACAACACTGGTAATAATTCACATTCCTTTAATTCCAATAAGGGTGGTTACTTAGAGGCTTCTAACTCAGCTGGTGCTGGAGTAGGTATGAGTGGTATAGCTGCTGGTCCTTATTTCACTCATCCTTTATTTTTTAGAAATACTGCTTTCACTCTCTCCTCTTTTTGGGGAGTCACCAACAACGTATTTGCTCCATATACTTTAGAGTTTATCAGTGATTTTCAATTACCTAATACTGCTAATACAGGTGGAACTTCAAGAATAACAAGTCCAAATTCTAGCGCTGGAGTATTTGCTGCGGGTACTGCTACTAGCCATGCTTTTTATGATTATTGTGGTATATCTTATACCTTTGGAGGAAATACACACCGTATGTCATTAATAATTAATGATGATGGAACAGGATCAGCTTGTGAAATAAGTGAATATGGTTTTGGAACTTCTGATAGAAATAGTGCTCAGACTAACTATGTAGACATTAACGATAATACTCCAAATGCAAATTTGACATATACTGCGAGTACTGCGGGCGATACAACAGGTTGGCAACAAATTATCGCTACATATGATAGCAATGATGTTAATATATATAGAAATGGAACGTTAATATATGGGCCTATAGGTAGAAGTGTTAACAGTAGACATGAACAAAATGCTTTATTTTCTGCTGATGAACGCTTTTTTACTAGCCAAGGCGGTTGGGGTGTAATCAGAGGATATGATAAAGCTTTAACTGCTGCTGAAGTTTCAGGTCAATATAATGCTCAAAAATCCCGTTTTGGGTTTTAACAATTAAACTACTATTATGAACTATGCAATTATTGATGGTACTACTGTAAAAAGCACTGGCACTATCCAACAACTATTCCCAAATACAAGTTTTAGTATTGCAGGGCCAAATGCAGATTTCTTAAGTGCAAATAATGTAGTTGAACTTGTACAAACTCTTAGCTACACAGAGCCAACACAAAAACTATCTAATGTAGATGCCTATGTTGAAGGTGGAAAAGCTTACAGTGTAAAAGTAGAATCTACAACCACAGATGAACAAACTACACTTACTAACGCTAAATGGGTAGCAGTTAGAAACATGAGAAATAATTTATTACAAGCTACAGATTGGAGAGCAAGTAGTGATCTAACCTTGGCAGATGCTTGGAAAACTTATAGGCAAGCATTACGAGATATACCAACACAATCAGATCCATTTAATATTACTTGGCCTACAGAACCTAGCTAAAATATTTAGTTACTTAGTTTCAGTTGTCATCTGTCTAGTCATTAAGCCCATAGTCAGATAAAGAGGTGCCAAGGCCAGAATTGCCATAAACGTTATAATAGTGACAGGCATTAACGCTTTTAAAAATGCTTCTTTAATCATGTTTCAAAAAATTGCTAATGTTTTAAGCATTATTTCTTTCTTAATGGTAACTTCTGTTATTGGTGGAGGGTACTTTGGTTATAAATATGTAACGTCAGAACAGTTTAAATCTAAACTAATGAAAGAGGTTATGGGTAACGTAACAGGTCTTATGCCTAAAGTATTAGATCAGGGCTTACCAGACATGACAGGACCATCTTTACCTACAACGTCTTTACCTAAATTTTAGGCTTGTATGAATACTAATATTATTT